GCTCGTCACAGTCATGGCCCAGCCACCAATGGCCGTGTTCGAGGTGCTGATCTTCTAGCGGAGGAAATCTTGGCTCCAGCGCATTGAGCCGGCGCAGCGCGTCGGCATAGGCTACGCCGTCGACCTCGCGGAGGAAATAGCCGGCCATCAGTAGAACGCCTTGGGATCGCAACCGTGGTAGCGGCAAAATATCTTGGCGAGCTTCTTGAACTCGGCGTTGTGGGTGTCCTGGCCGCCCGCGCGACTCTCCAGCCCATTCTCCTCGAGATAAAGGTGCACCATTTCGTGCCCAAGGTATTTCAATAGCGTCGAGGTGTGGCCGATGGCGTTGATCGACATCCGGATGGTGTGCTGCTTGCCATCCCACTGGTAGCTCGCATAGTCGCGGCGGAAGCGCGCGACGATGAATTTGACCTTGCTCGACGGCGGCATCTTCCGCGTCTTGAACGGCGGTGTGTGCAAGAGAAACCGGTAGGCCGCACCCAGCAGCTCAGGCGAGAGCGGGAGCGTCATACTACGACCCTAGCCCTGATCCCCTTGCCAACTCGATCCCACTCACCGAATTCGCGATGATACGTAATCGCCTGGAGCGATCGTCCTGAGAGATATCCTGAGCCAAAGTGGTAGGCGTCCTGCGGGATCGGCGCCTGGTGCGCTTCGCAGATGACGCCGAGCCCTTCGGTGGCGAGTTTCTCCCGGTGGTGGATATGAAAGCCATGGGCATAGCGAAATTCGGTTGCACCCCAGTCAGCGGCCCGCCGATGGGCCATGAGGCTGGGCATGTCACGCAGCTTTACGGTGTGTCCGTGCGTAGCCCCGAGGAGCACGTTGCCGAACCTGAACCACCAATAGAGCGACGGGTCCGTGTCGACAGTAACCCTGGACTCGTTACGATACCAAGCCTTGAGGAAGTGGGCGATGCCAATTGCGCTGTGCTCATCATGGTTGCCGCGCAGGATGCGAACGATGACGTGAGTATGTCTAGTCAGCGCGGCATCTGTCGTCCGCGCCATCATGCGCTGAGCGACTTCCAGAACCTTTGCGTACCGACCGTCCACATCGAGATGGTTCTTCGATCGGTCTGTCTCGTTGCGCATGTTGTCGGCGTGCATCAGGTCGCCGCCGCCAAGAACAACGCAAATGGATGATGGCAATGACCTCGAGATCACGTTCTCGATGTTGGATCCGATCGTGCTCTCAGCGATCTTCAGGTCCCAGTTCTCGCCAGCCTCTGGCCCCCACGCGAACATGCCGACGTGCCAATCGTTGCACGGCAAGAGGGTCAGGAAGTCGTCGCTCGTCTCGGATGGGACAGATGCGCGCGGCGATGCAGGCTCGTAATCCTTGAAGGCGTCCTTGAGTATTGCGGCGACTTGCAGCGGATCTAGGCGACGATCTTCGCGCGCCATCTGATGCATGTGCATCACACGGCCATCGGCATCGGTAAGGGCGGTCACGCCCTTGAGCCGCATGCCAGCCGGTATCTCAAAGACCTCGCCGTGCTCGGGGCGCTGCTGGATGCTCTTCTGCCGCGAGACGTTGCCGTCCTTGTCCTCGCGCTCCAGCTCGGTCACCTGGCTGATCTCGAAGCCCGGCATCGCCGGCGGCTCGTCCAGCATCAAGCCAAGGCGGGCGGCCTTTTTCAGGCTGTAGCGTAGCGTCGCCGGATCGATGCCGAGCTCGCGCGAGGCGGCCGCGCTGCCAAGGCGACGATAAGCCTCGACACGACGGATAAGCTCCTCACTCGGAATCTCTGTTGCTGCAAAGATCCGGGCGGTGCTTTTAGCCATCCTGCGGACGCCCGGCCGGTTTCGCGACAGTGTGGATCAGGGTATCGAGCCGGCCATGGATGCCGGCGAGCTGGTCGGCGGTGGACTTCGTCAGCGCCGCCATGCCGTTGACGAGCTCGCTCTTGAGCTCGCGCATCCGCTCATAGGTGACGCATTCTCGGGCGATCATCTCGCGCAGGGCGTGATGCTCTTTCGTGGTCTCGTCGAGCCGGTCATGGGCATGGTCGGCACGTTTGATCGCGGCTTCGATCTCGGTCTTGAGATCGTCGATGGTCGCCATCAAGGCTTCGATCTTGCTGGAGAGGCCGCCCTCGTTGCGGCCACGCATGAACACGAAGCCGACCACGGCGGACACCGCCGTGATCAGCGAAGCGACCGCGCCGGCGACACCGGCGACGATGAGAATTTCACTCACCTGCCCCACTCCCGAGATTTCTAACCAGAGCCCTGCGCGGACGGATCCTCAGATGAGGGACGGCTGGGCCCGGCATCGGTCACCTCGCCTAGTCCGGCCGCGTTGGGATGACCTGGGGTCAGATGCTGCAGGAGCTGGATGAAAGCGCCCATGGCGTCGCCGCCATTGCCATCGGCGAGCGCCTTCAGCGCGTTCTCGACAAAGGGCGCCGCCAGCAGCACCGCCGGCTGCACCACCGCGACGATCGGCGCCGCATCCGGCACAAACATGCTGGCGATCGTCGCCACCACGGGCTCGACTTTCATCACGCCCTCGACCACCTGCTCAGCGCTGGCGGCAGCGGATTTCGTATCCATGATCATGACCCCTTACGTCGTCTGCGGCTGTTCCAGGAACTGCCAGTCCACCAGGCCCTTGCCGTCAATGCCGATGGCCTTGGCGGCGGCGAAGGTGAGATCGATGCCGGCCCCGTTGGTGTGACGGTTGTGCAGGTCGGTGCCGCTCTCGGCCTCCGGACGCGCGCCGGTCTGCCAATAGGGATCATTGGTGTTCCAGGGGCCGACATCGACGACGGGGCAATCGACCGAGGCGCCGGTCTTGGCGTTCGAGACCCGCACGTTGGGCCGCGGACCGGTGAAGTGGAACGGCAGCGCGACGCCGGGTACATTGTCGTCGATGGCGCCGCCATAGGCCGACTTCTGGCCGCCGAACATGGTGGCGACGATGTTCTGCTGAAGGCCGTTTGCCGGGGCTGGCGCGGCCGTGGGTGCGCCTGTCTGCTGGCCCTGCACATGGACGGGCGAGCCGGACGGCATCACCACGGCGCCGGATTTTGGCAAGGGCACGCTCTTCGGCCACCAGTATCCTAACAGACCGAAGCTCGAAGACGATTTCGGCAGCGCCTCGATCTGCACCATGTCGTTCTCGTTGCCGCCGAGCGTCCAGATCCGGCTGGCGTCCTCGCCGCGGTAGAAGCCGACATGGCCGAGGCCGCTATCGCGCGAGCCGCGCCAGAACACGGCGATGGCGCCGAGTGCCGGGCCCTGCAGTCGCACGAAGTTCGGATGGGAGCAAAATGACTTCGAGGAAGGTGAGCGGGTGCCTGGCACCCCCACCGACTCGAGCGCCGCACACGCGAAGATCGAGCACCACGGCTCACCCTCGGCACCGCAATGAGAGAGCTCGACATAGCGCCGGATCGCGGCACCTCGGTTGCCTGGCTCCTCGCGCGTACCGACCTCATGCAGCGCCCATTGGAACCACGCGGGCGCGTCAGCAAAAGGGCCGGAGGGCGCTCCTGGGGCGGGGATTGCCGGGGCTGGCGCCGGTATTGGTGCGGGCTGTGGCGCTGACGCGGGGGATGGGGCCGGCGCATGGGCGGCGTCCTGCGCCCGGGTGAGCGCGCCATTGAGCGAGCGCGTCAGCCAAATCTGCTTCAACGTCTCGCCAATGTAGACGATAATGACCGCCACCCACGGCAACCATTCGGCCATGTGGCCGAGCTGCTCAGAAATCTGCGACAACATTTGAGACATGGCGCATAGGCCTTCTGTTCGCGCCCCCGCGATGGTTCGGAAAGTTCAACGGTGATGGTGTATCTGACTTGACATCGATACCGCTTTAGGACTCTTACCCAAAACGGAGAAAAACAATGGCGTTCCCAAGACCTCGCAGCGACTACCCTGGCACTGGGCTCCTCTCGCCGATGGTTTCCTACGCCCAGAACTTCGAAGACGTGACGCTGCGCCGTGCTTTCCTAGACATCAAAACCGGGTATTGGATCGACATCGGCGCACACCACCCGACCCGCGACAGCGTTACAAAATGGCTCTACGACGCTGGATGGAGTGGTGTGAACATCGAGCCGGCCCCGAAATTATTCCGGCTTTTCGAGGAAGACAGACCACGAGACATCAATCTGCAGGTCGCGGTCTCAGATGTCGATGGATCGATCGATCTACACGTCATCGGCGAGACAGGCTTGACCACGACTATCAGAGAGTTCGCCAGCCTGTCTCAGCGCAAGTTCGAGACAATCTCAGTCCCGGTCACGACCCTGAACCGCGTATGCCGCAACCACGTGAAGGGAGAGATCGATTTTCTCAAGATCGATGTCGAGGGCGCCGAAGACAAGGTAATCGGCGCATTCGACATGAAGAGATACCGCCCTCGCGTCATCGTCGTTGAGAACACGAGGTGTGATATCTATGAACCGATCCTCCTCAACAACGGATACATTTATGCCTGGTTTGACACACTGAACCGCTGGTATGTCCGCCAAGAGGATGGGTGGAGATGCGACTTGATTGCACGTCCACCCAGTGTTTGGGACAACTTCACGATCAACCGATAATCAAGGGCTGTTCTGCACTCGACATACGGACTGGAGCGGCCCTAGAGATTGGCCGATGAGTTGCGGTGTGTTCCGGCACCGGCACCGAAGGTATATGGCGTTGTGCGCGTACCCGATGCGTTGTTTCCAGCCAGCGAGTACCAATCCCCACCATTGTCGATGTTGAAGTAAGATGTCCCGGTCATGCCGCCGCTACTAAACGCCGAATTGCCGGCTGCGGCCAAATAGCTGATAGCGTTCATCACATTGATATCGGAGCCCGAAGCGCAATCACGCTGGATGTTGCCGTTGAACGTGATGCCAGTGACGCCAGTGGTGCTACCAACTCCGGTGATGTTGACCGAATTGGCAACAGAACCGTTCATGAAGTTGTTAGTTATGAACAAAAAGCCGCCTGAACTAGAAGAACCGATAGAAACTGTAATGTGGTAATTATGTCCGTTACCGGCGAAATAGTTATTATCGATGTGAATGTCACGGATGAAACTATTGGCATTGGAAGCCACCATGATGATCCCGCGCGTATCAACACTGCCGCGTACCGGGGCTTCAAACTGACCGTGTGAAAACCAGATGTCATCACAGAAGGCGCCCCCAGTAAACGATAGAGACACCTGGTATTGCGCGCCATAGAAAACATTGGCGACAAACCGGATGCCGCTGATATGGGCACTCGCGGCGCTTGCGGTTAGCACGACATCACTTCCCGATGGGCTGCTGGATCCCATCGGACCAACCCACTGGCAACTGAAGAAATCCAGATCGCCAACGAACGTGCTGGCGGTGGCGCTGGCGATCTGAAGACAGTTGCTGGAAACTGTTTCCACGCCGGAATTATCTTTGGACCACGCGGAGCAGTGATCCCATTTCACGAGCCTGGTCGGCTGATCGACATACCAATTAATGGAGAAGCCAGACACTTGCACATCGGAGATGTAGCTATAGTGGTAGCTAGCCGTGTGGCTGATGTAGAAGCCAATGGTGCAGCCAGAGCCAGCGGTCTGGTTGATGAGGGTAAACCCAGAAAATTCGAAATATGATAGCGTGGTGCTCTGGATCTGAAGCGCCCAGCCGCTGTTCGAACTGGATGACAACAAGGTAGTTGCCATATGACCGGCCCCCTGCACGCGCCAGCTGACCGTGGTGCTTGGCTGGAAGACGATGTTTGATCCAAGAAGATATGTGCCGGCCTGAAGCGTGAGCCTGTACTCCGCACCATCCGAAGCAGACCCGCCCTGGACACAGGAAATCGCTTTGTTGATCGCGGGCGCGGCGTCAGCGGAGCCATCGTTCTTGCCCCCCCACCATTCGGCGTAGACGGAGCGGATCCCGGTGACGGTGCCAGCGCCGTTGAAAATCTGATAGGGACCCGCGATGATCGTGCCGCGAATAGTCAGCGTCTTGGTGCTGTCGACACTGATGGAGGTGCCGCTTGGGATGATCAGTATGGTCCCATTTGGAATCGTCTGGTTTGACGCAATCCGGTAGGTGCCGGGTGCAAGATGGACAACCTTCTGCGACGCAATCGCGGCATTGATGGAAGACCACGAGTCCGTCGCGCCGCTAAGGTCTGCGCCGAGCACGGTGGAGAGCTGCGCCATCTCGGTGACGCCACTCGGGAATGCTACGGAATTTACGGTATAGGTGCCGCTGTTGCGGGACACCTGCATGAAATCCTGCGCTGCATTATACGCATCGTTGACAAAGCGCCCGCGAAAGGTGGTGCTGTCATACTGGGCCCACTCAGCGTATTTTTGATCCGCCGCGCCAGCCGAGTTATGCCACCGCACATAGTTCGTATTGGCCCCATCGACTGCAAGCGTGCCGGCAATCTGCAGAGTTGCAAGCGTTGGGCTTGAGGTCCCAACACCGACATTGCCGCCCAGCGGATTTATCGCAAGGTTGGCCGCCGCGCCATTGTTGCGGGCCTGGACCGCGCCGGTGTCATAGACGGCATTGAGTGTCGAGGTGCCGCCTAGCTGCAGATAGCCGGAGCCGGAGCCGAGTGCGACCGTCGACAGCGCGACGCTTGCAGTGCCAAGACCAACCGTTAGAGCATTGGTCGTGACTGCAAGGCTCGCCGTGAACTTCGCGGTCACATTAAACGTGTGGGAACCGGTCCATGTCGGCGCAATGGACACGTCGAGCGCCGGCGCGCCATCGGCACGCAACGCATTGGTCGACGTGCCAACAATAGCACTCAGCCCGACCAAGGCTGTCGGGTTGCTCAAATTGACGGCGCCGGGAGGACCCTGAGGACCTTGAAGGCCTTGTGGTCCCGTAGATCCAGGCAGGCCATTAGCGCCGTTGGTGCCGGGCGATCCCGCGGGCAGGATTGTGCCGGACGCGATCACCAGCGACCCGGATGCGCCTGATGCGATGACCGACGCGGCGGTTGTCGGGCCCGCCGGCAATGTCACGAGCGACATCGCCGAGAGCAGCCGACCGGCAATCGCCGCAGACCCGGACATGAGCGGCGTGATGGTCCCAACCGTCGGCCCGCCCGGGATGGTCACGAGCGACAGGATCATAAAGACACGCCCTGACTGACGGTGACGGTCGCCGGGCCTTTCTTCTGGAACATGTTGATCTGATGGCTATCGGCGATGGCCAGAATATCCATCACATAGTTGGCTGGCGGCATCTTCTGGATGACGGTGTACGGCACATTGAATGACAGCGTGCCCGCGGTGCCGCCGTTGATCATGGTGTTGTCGGAGGTCTGTGCCAGCACAAAGACCTGCGTGCCGGAGACGCTATTGCGCACATGTGCGCGGAAGCCGATGCCGGTTAGGTCCAGAGGAATGGGTTGGAACGTCAACCCGGCCTCGCCATTCGATTGCGTGGCCGTGATGCCGGCGCCAGAGCCGTTGACCATGGTCAGATTGGTGGCGGATGTGATGGCACCGATATAGGCGCCGGCCGGAATGCCGGGTGACTGGTAGATCGGCTGCCCCGGCACCAACCCAATCGTCGACGTGACGACAATGGTGCCGGAGCCAGACGTAATCTGCCCGACCAGATTGATTGGCGCCGAAGGTGATCCCGGCGCTGAAAAAAAGATCGAGTCCGTCCAATCCGAGTTGGTCGAAACTGCAAAGGACGACTGCGACCCGTCGAACTGCGGCAGTAACAGAATGTTGGTCATGTGTGCCCTTAGAAGTATTGGCCACCGCTGCCGGTGGTCCCGGCGATGGTGCCTGGGTAATAGTTGGCGCCGCCGCCGCCCGTGCTGATAATCGCGTTGCCAAAGGCGTTGTATCTCATGCCGTTCACGCTGCCGGCGCCGCCAAACGTGTATTGCAATGCCACCGTCGACAACAATCCGGACGTGACGAAAGCCCCGGCATAGGTGATTACGTTCGCGATGTTGATGGTGGGGATACCCAGAATGTTGTAGGTCAGCGCGCCCGACAGATACGCATAGACAAAGGAGCCGTTGGCGTAGCTGTTGCCCGCGCAGCCGCCGGTCACCGTCCACGTGCAACTCGCGACGTTGGTGATCTGTGCATAGGTTTGCGTGTTGAGGTGCGACCCCACGCACGTTCCGAAAACGGTATTGCCCAGCGACACGACGCTGCCCGCACCGACCAATTGGACGGCCGAAATCGAATCTGCGGTGGCCGCTCCGGACGCCGTGAGCGTGAAGCCCTGGATGGTGTAGGTGCCATTGAGATTGGTGCCACGGATGGCCGAGGCATTGGTGCCGGAGATTGTGCAGTTCGCAGGCGTCGCCGTGTTGCCGGTGATCGTGATGCCACCAGAGCCATTCATAGGCTGCAAGATGATCGGGGAATAGGTGCCGTCCGCCACGTGGATCGTGATGGTGTGGCCGTTCAGATTGTAGACCGGGATCTGATTGACCGCTTTCTGGATGGTCGCAAATGGCCCATGGCCGCCGCTGACGGTGGCCGCCAATCCATCGTTGGAGTCGCTGCCGGTCGATCCGTTGACGTAATAGTCCAGGTTGACCTGCAGATAGATCGGCTGCCCAGTCTGCCTGTAATTGTTGGCGACTAGCTGGAAGCTCGCACCGTCATAGAACAGGAGCAGCATCGAATTTACAGCCCACTGTTTGTTCTGGATCGCGCTCTGGTCCAAGTTGACGACCGGCTTGATGCCGAGCGCGTTGATGTTGATGACCGTTGGACCTGTCGGCTCCGCTGCTGCCTTAACCACCACCCACATGCCGGGGGCGTAGGCCAAAGGTGCCGAGGCAAACGGTAGGCTCACCACAATGCTGTTCGTGGTGCCGGTATCGGCCGCATAAACCCATTTGTTGGTCTGAACGCTCGGCGGCATGCCGGGCAACGTCACAGGAATGAACGGCGCGTTCACCGACTGCGCGATGTTGCCGGAGGTGATTGACGTGGCCCCGTTCGCTACCGTCACCGTGAAGATGCCGGTCCAGCCAGCATCCGCAGTCGGCGCCACCTGCGTGCCGGTCGCGGCCGCGATGCCGGCCTTGACCTGATAGGCAGCCAATCCCTTACGCACTGTATTCTGCGCCGTGCCCGCATTGGCGGGGCCGGAGAACGGGGAGGATGGATTGGCGGCGTTATAATATGGCAGCACCAAAGATCCGGTGTCAAAATCCTGATACTGCACCTCGATCAGGAAGATCTGGGAAAATCCGATCGTGCCAGGCGGGGTGATGCCGATGGTCGCCGTGTCCGCCAGGATGCCCTGCTTGAGGATCGAATGCGCGGCGTCCGCCGGCAGCGACGACCAGATCGACTGCTCGAGATTCTCGACCTGGTAGATCTCGCCCGCCGTCAACAGCACGTTGAGCGTTGCCGGACCTGTCGGTGTGACCGTGAACCCGTTGACGACCGTGCTTGTGCCAAGCACTCCGGCGCAGAACTTGGCCAGACCCACCATCGTGTTCTGGCTCTGCTTGAGCTGGTCGGTCTCGAGCGGGACTTGACCGAAGTAAACCGTGGAACGATCCAAGATGCGACTCCAAAAGAAAAGGCCGCCATAGTGGCGGCCTTGGTGGATTGGTCGGAGATTGGCGGAGCGGAGCTAGATCAGAAACCCAAGCTCACGCATGAATGTCTCAGGAAGAATCCTCCTCCCAGGAAATCTCTACATCAAGGGTGGCACCGGCGGGGAGCGCGACGCTGTTGCCGTTGATGGCAATGATGTCGCTGGTGCCGCGCAGGATCAGCGCCTTGTCCTGGTTGGTGGAGAAGTCGAACACCAGGCGATCGTTCTGCGCTGTCGTGACATTGTGGAAGAGACGGCCGCCGCGCACCGTGCCGATCTGGGTGCCGATAGCGCCCGGGTTCACGGTATAGAGCGTCAGCGTGGCGGTAGCGGCGGGATCGTTGACGTCGTGCTTGAGCGGGGTTGGCGCGGTCGAGGTGCCGCCGGTATTGGCCGAGGAGCGGCGGACGATCAGCCAGACATATTGTCCGGCGGTAGTTGCAAGCCCAGATAGGACGATCTTCTTGATGCGCACCGTCTTGGTGGCCGAGCCGGTGATCGTGAGCACGTCAGTCGGCGTGGCTGCGGGTGTATTGCCGGCGGAGAAATAGTGATAGGTCGCCTTCGCGCCGTCGGAGGAGACCGCCAGCACGCCGGGACTGCCGGGTGCCATGCGCGCGGCAAACATCTTGGCCGAGACTGGGTCATAGAGCGCCTCGGCCTCGATGCCGACGCCGAACGGCAGAAAGCCATTGCTCTGCGGGCCGAGCGCGGTGAAGCCGTCATAGGCAAGTGTGTCATAGACCGGGTTGTTGACGATCGCCGACGCCAGCGGGACGGTGTTCGAGCCTGCCGCATAGGCGAGATCGACATTGACCGATTCAAAGGAGCCGGCCGCCGGGAACGTGCTCGCCTTGTAAAGCAACACCTTCATGCCCGGCTGCAGGCCGGTATTGCCGGTTACCGTCAGCGATGACGAGCCTGCGGTGCCGCCAGCCGAGATCGTTTGCGTCGTGAAGCCCTTGGCATTGAGCGAACGCGCGCGGTCGAAGTTACCGCCAGAGGGATCGCCGCCGTTGTACTCATACTCGGCCGCGATCGCGGTGCCGGCGCCCGAAGCACCATCGTTCTCGCCAGACGCATCGCGCTCCTGGTTGAACGTCATACCCACCACGATGAATGGCGTGGTGGTGCCGTTGTGTGCGTTTGCCGTGACGGCGGTAAACGTCACCACCTTGGTCGCGGTGTTGACCGAGGCCACGCTGAGCGTCTCCTGTGCGGCGCCGGCATCGATGACGAGCTTCGACCCTTGCCGGATCGACCACGACACGCCGCCGATCGTCCCCGACACCGCGGCCAGCGTCATCGTTGTGACGCCGGCGGCCAGGTTCTGCGCGCAGGTCGTCTTGAACTGCATTGCGAAGTTGGCGGCGCCGGAAGAAATGCCGAGCGGCGAAACGTTGTCCTGTCCCGCCTCGCGCTGCCGGTTGACGAGCCCGGACACGCCATCCTGCAGCTGCGCCACGCCGGTCGAGAAGCTCGAGTTCGCCGTGCCGGGGACCGTCTGCTGGTCGGCGTTGTGGAGCTGTGAGACCGTCTGCTTGGCGCCGGATATTGGGTCGGTGACGCAGGTCGAGCCGACCAAGTTATTACCGTCCGCCGGGTTCGGTGTGGTGCTTAAAAGCACCTTGGTGCCGTCAGCGGTAAATGCAGCGACCGACATGATTACCCTTTCAAGATCACCAGAAGAAGCCGAGCACTGCGGTCATCGCCAGCGGTTGCGTGCCGATGAACACCAGCTCGCCATTGGACTGGGCGCTGGCCGAGACGATATCGGTCCACGCCGTGGTGCCGGCGCTGACCGTCTGCGCAATGTGCGCGTAGATTTCTGCATCTGTGAGCGGAGCCACGATCTGGCTGAGATCGCTGTATTCGATCGGCCCCACGCCATAACCGGCCGCGACAGTGCCATAACCGGCGACGTTCGGAATGCCGTTGCCGCTCGGTCGAGTGGCGACAACAAAAATCTGGTTGTTGAACTGCAGCGAGCCGTAGCCGATCGCCTGCCCGTAGCCGCTATACCCCAGCCCATAGCCGCCCCAGTCGCGCGGATTCCACGGCTCCTGCACCGTCCCGGCGCTGCCGGTGAGGTCGAGCAGCATCTGGCTGATCGCGGCGCGGGTGTTGCGTGGGCGCAGGATTTCCTTGATCAGACGCGCGGAGAACGCGGTATCCGCTTCATTCGAGCGGCGGGGCAGGATGGTCCCGAGAAAGTCGCGAGAGGCGACGTCAAGCCACGGTCCCGTTGCCGTACGCAACCGAATCTGCAGCCTCGCATAGACGATCCAGGCATAGCACCACGCCGCCGAATCCGAGAGGCCGCCAAGGATTGCATCACGGTATGGCGCGACCCAGGCAAACCAGCGCCGCGGGATCAGCGCCTTGACGCGGGCGAGGATGTCGTTTGTGTCACCCGTCGCCATGGACTAGCTCGCGATAATACTGCCGACCTTGATCACCTGCCCTCTGGCGGGGACGAGATCAGAGTTACCGCCATTCAGCGTGTAGTTCAGGACATCGGTAACACCGGCCACGCCGAACGCGACCGCGGCAAGCTTCATGTAGGACAAGGCACCGGCCGCCGGCGTGGTGCCGAGTCCAATGCCGTTGATGTAACTGCCAATCGCCGCAACCACCGCCGCGACCACCGTCGGATGGTCATAGCCGGTCGCTGTCACGAGGGTCATGGTCGGGTTGGCGAGCAGCGTGGTTGCCGCTAGCACCTGCGGCCTGGTGCCGGCCGCAGAGATCGCGAACACTGCGTTCTGTGCTGCGGTCAGGGTCGCGGTCGGGATCGCGCCGGAGCCGTCATCGACATAGACAGTAAAGGCGCCATAGTCGGTAGCGCCGTTCGGATCCATGTTTTCCAGAATTTGCCATTGCATGCCCACATGGAGGCTGGCGATGGCAAAGCCGATCGCGCCCTCCGTCGCCTTCTGCAGCGACTGGATGAAGAGCACGAACCGCGCCTTCAACTGCACGTCGCTTTCCTGGTCGGTGCCATTGGTGAACCCAGCGGCATTGGTGACATAGTCAATGCCGGTGATCGGCGAGGTCATCACCGAGATCGCGCCGACGGCCACATTGCCGGCGCTGCCCCGCACGGTGTTCTGCACTGGGACGTTCACGGTCGCCACCGATGGCGACAACGTGTAGCCGCTCAGCGCTGCCGAATACGACGTGTTCGTGGTGTCGGCGGTCACGGTGAAGTTCTGGGTGCCGTCGGATGATTGCACGGTGGCACCGACCGCGATGAAGGCCGACGATGGGGCCGCCGTGAAGCGGCCGAATGTCACCTGCCCGGTCGACGCCTGCGCGCCGAGCCGCGGCGAAGTCGTGCCCGCAACCAGCGGCATAAAGTCAGCAGTGAAGGTATCAACATCATTGCCGCTCGAGGTCGAGAGCCGGGTAGCTGTCAGCAACTGCAGGACGAGGGCCTGCAGCCACAGGAACAAGCCGGCAAAGCCTTCCACGATCGCACGCAGCGTCGAGCCGGCCGAGAAATTGAGGAGCTTGGCCGAGCGCCCCTGAATCCCCGCGACGATGTTTGATACCATCGCCTGGAAGGACTGGGTCGGGAGCGTCGTCATCGTGGCCTCATGTCGTGATCGAGAACGATACGCTGACGCCGGTCTTGGCGTCGTAGTACTGAATGCCGATGCTGATCAGGCTCGGCTGGTTCGGCGAGGCGGTCACGGTTAGTTGCGGCGGCGGATTTGGCGCGACCGAGGCCTCCAGCGCAATTTGCGAGGCCACGACCGACCGTATCTCGGCAACCGACAACACGCTGCCGACCTTCTGCGGCAGGCCAGCCCCATACGACGGATGCCAGACATAGCCCTGCACGGCGGTAAAAAGTCGACGCTCTAGCCGCTGGCGCACTTCGTCATCGCCATCAACGACCAGAAGGTCGCCCGTCGAATCGACCTGGAAATCGGCGTGCCATTCGAGGGAGACGTCAGTCATATCATTCTCCCAAAGGATCAAGGCGTCTGGAATGATGGTGTCGAAGGTGCCGAACCGGGCGCAGTGACCTTGCCGTCTGACACGTCGCCTTGGCCGTCCTGCCATACGGCCTCCGAGCCCGCCTCGATGCCGAGCTTGCTGCCGGCCTTGACCACGACGTTGCCGCCGCCCTTGATGCCGGCATCGTTCTGCGCAACCACGGTGAAGGTCTTGCAGTCGATGATGACGTTGCCCTTGCCGTCGCACTTGATGGTGGCACCGTTGCCATCGGTCATGGTGAGCGAGCCGTCGTTCTTGAAATAGATCTGCTGGCCGGTACCGCCCTGCCCGCCATCAGCGGAGTCCGGTTTTGGGCCGCCCGATTTCTGAAACTTGGCCCAGAACAGCATCTCGCCAGATTGCACCTCTGGCGGTTTGTCCTGGTCGGAATGGACGCGCTGGACGATCTTGCCGCCCTCGAAGTCACCTTCCTGAAAACGGACGATGACCTGGTCGCCCTGATTGTTCTGCTGTGGACCGGACTGCCCGCCCTGTCCCTTATCGTTGACACCGCCCTTGCCCGGCTGCAGGCCGATGAGGATGCCATAGCTTTCGCCGATATGGCCGGTCTCGATCGGCAGCCAGCCGGATTCCTGCCCGTCCGGCTGATAGGTGACCTTGGCGAGATATTTCTTCGGATCGTAGCTCGTAACGAGGCCGTGACGCTCGTTGTAGCGCCCGGCCCACCATTCCTCGACCAGACCCAGGATCGTGTCTCTGAGATCGCCGTCATTCATGATGCGGTCCTGCCGGATTTGGCGCTGCGGGCCGCGATCGACGTCCGATGCCCGCTCATGCCGAACTCATGGTGCACGGCATCGATTTCATAGGTCTGGTCGAAGTCGGTCCCGCTCAACTGCAGCCCCATGCCCGCGCTTACCGAGGGGTCGCCGACCACGGTTGCGTGCACGGCGAGCTCGTGGCGGGCCCGTTCGGTTGCCCGCGACATGGCGTGCTTCTTGACGTGATCAATTTCCAGCACCGGGATGTGATAGTTGAACGCGATCGGACCGCCGTTGCCCTCGACGTTCGAAGTGTAGGAAAACACCTGCTTCTTCTTCGGGTGCCACGCCTTCACCGTCACGGACTGGGTCTTGCCGGCTCGCACATTGCGGCGAACGCGCAAATACGGGCAGTCGGCCGAGATCGGCTGCGTCGCCTGGTTGACCGTGATCGAATAGATCCCCTGCGGGCTGCCGAGCGGCACGTAGTGGAATGTGCCTTGGGGGTCCACGAACCAGCGCGCCCCGTCCAATTGCGCGAGCTTGTGGATGATATAGCCATAGCTCACATTGTCGGAGAGCTTGACGAAGTCCGCCTCGAGCTTCTTTCCCGCCATCAGGGCACTGGATGTGATATTTCCGGAGAGCCCGACCCGGCCGATCAGATCCTGCACGATCTCCGATGGCTTCTTGTTGACCCACTTCTCGCTGGTCTTGGTCTCGTGCAGCTTGGCCGACTTATCGCGGCCGGTGACGTGGATCACGCGGCCGATATAGTCAAACTCGGTGGTGTCGACCTCGCCGGTGAACAGCGTTCCGGACATGCCGCGGGTCGAGACGGAGATGGTCGCCGTGTTGTCGCCGAGCCCGGGCCCGAACGCCGCGCGTGCTCCCGGATAGGACAGCGGGATCGTAACGGAAAACGACGACGTCTTGCGCTTGGCCTGCTGGCTGACCGAGCCGTGCTCGATCGGGAACGTTCCGCCATTGACGGTGATCCAGGCGAAGTGCGGCCCGGCCCCTGACGTGATCGCCATGGCTTTACAGCCCCAGAATTCCGCTCGGCGTACCCGTCGGCAACACCGGCGGGATCAGGATATTTTGCAGGCCAACGATCCACGGATCGGTGAGGCCATTGAGTTCGGCGATTGCCACCCATTGCAGGGGATCGCCGAACTGTTGCATTGCAATGACAAACAACGTGGTGTTTGAGACGCGCAGCACCTGAGCCGGAACTGTGGCTGCCACATAGCCCACGGTCATACAAGTTGTTCCAGGTTGTCGGCAACGCGCCCGACTACGCCGCGCATCACGGAAAGGCTGAACTGATCCTGTGACGCGGCAAACACATTGAGGATGCCGGCGGTGATCGAAACCGGATCAACCGGCGCCGTCCACGTATCAAGCAGATTGTTCGGCGCGGTGAGTGCGGCTTGCACGTCGTTGACGAGATTGATCGCGTTGAGCTGCAAGGCGAGGATGGTGGGGCGCGAAGCCGCATTGAGGGGGGACGCCGCCTTGACCTGTGCCTGCAGGCTGGTGAGTTCGGCGGTGATGGTGGCGGGGATTGTCATAGGCCAAGCGCCAAGCTGATGTCATTGGTGACCAGCGTGTCGATGCCGGAGGAAATGGCACCGAGCGCGCCAAGCATCGGGTTCTGGTAGACGGTGCAGGAGATATCGTAGAAGCACCAGTTCGGCATGCGCCGGACCCGATAGATGAAGTTGTTGACGATGACGGAGCGGAACTGACCGCCCCAGATCAGCGGCACTACTTGGCCAGCCACGCGGATCGCATCCAGCGCCAGCACGTTCGCATAGGCGTCGTTGCCGAAGAAGAAGCCATCCCAGCGGATATCGGCCTCGTCGGGGCCCAGCGTGTCGATCACGCGGGAGCCGCCCGGCAGCTTGTGGACGACCATCGCCTGATTGCCGCCGCTCATCATCTCGCGCGGCGGAGAGAAGTCCGTGAAGACAATCCCCGCCAGCGATAGGACATCCGTCGCCATGGCTACTGATCCGTCGTGTTGTGGCCCCCGCCAAACGACTGGCCGACGCCGTCGGCCGCAGCCGCGCCAGTGCTGAAGGTGTAGTAGGACTGCAACGCGCTGCCCAACACCCGCGCGAGAGTCTGGCCATCAACGTTCAAACTCAGATTGACCGGAGGCGTCACCACGATCTTCTCGGCCGGCTTGCCGGTCTTGCCCGGGCTCGTATAGCTGCCGCCCTTGTCAAATCCGAGTTTGTATTTGTCGTTGTAGGATTCCATAAACCCGGCGGCCACGCCGGCCACGCCGCCAATCGCCGCACCGCCGAGCGCACCTCCGGGTCCACCGAGTGCACCAGCTGCCGCACCCACCAGCGCCCCTTCCGCCGCCCGGGCAGCCATGGTGGTCCCGGCATCCGCCTTGCCCCCGCCGGGAAGCATGCCGCGGATCCCCTCCAGGATCGCCTTGAAGTCCTTCAGCACGCTGTTGACCGCCGGCAGGGTCACCCGGCCGATGTCCATCATCGTGACGTTGAACTCCTGCAACGCCGTGCGCGCGTTCTGCACGGTCGAGCCTTCCTGGTA